TTTCCTTTCCCTTCGTGGCGTCTCTGACGGGCGTGTAGCATTGGCTTCCACACCCGCATGGACACCGCAGATCGACGGCAACGACGACGCCGTCTTCCACGAACAGCCAAAGGTCTCCAGACAACAGTTCGGCTCGGTCCGGAGGGCCGCCATGATCCGGTGACTTGCCGAACTCATATCTCTTCTCCGCGTATTTCCCGGTGAATCGGCTCATTTGGAGGGCCTCAGCAGAACTCCCTTCCGACCGTGTTGAGGAGGATCTGCTTCAACTCGTCGCTGTACCCGAAACGCTTTTGGTTCACTTCGATCGAGCGCAAGATGTCACCGTCCGCGTGGCGTTTAGTCGCCGCGTCCCAGTCGCACAGCATCTCGACCAGATCGAGCAGCGTCATACCACTGATTCCGGCGAGCGAGACACGCGGACCACCGCAGGTGCTTGGGTCGCTCTCGTCGTTTCCGCATTGGAGACAAGACGATCCTGTGAAGTGCTCCGGATGGTGGCTGTTGGCCTCGTAGTGGTGCGCAAGCGCCGAACCCATTTCCGCGAGGGATGCCTTGTATTCGTCACTGCCGTAAGTCATCGCTCGCAAACGCGGTGTCACCTCATCGAATACTTCGCGCTCCGGACTCACCAGTTTGGAGCGGTCGTGGACTTCCCCACGATCCAGGAGAGCCTTGGCCATGCGGTGCAGCCTCGCGCGCACTTCCGCAATGTGCTCGTAGGTGTCGATCCGAGAATCGTATGTCATGGCTTGCTCCCGTACTCCTCGATCACGAAATGCCGCAGCCCTTCCAAATCCTTCGCCCACTCCGGATTGTTCTTCAGTTCCCGCTGCATCATCTCTTCGATCAGGTCCGGCGCGAGCCGCACGCTGTCCGGCTCCCGCTCCGGAACGTCGGCCCGGAAGGTCGTGATGCCGCTGAGGTTCTTGCCCTGAATCTTGGCCGATGTCCGGGCGTCGGAAATGTCGGCCACCCAAGCCAGTGGATCACCCCCTCCCATTCCGGGCCGCGCGAGGCAGCCCATAAAGATTTTGCCAGACGTTTCTATACCGGCCGCCTTCGCCTCGGCGCGAATCTCTGGCTCGCATGGATCAACGGTTTTCTTGTTGCTGAAGCCGTTGTTGAGGATCATCCCTTCCCAAAAGTGCCGATCGACTCCGCGCGCACCGGGCACCTGCCGCGTGGCGAGCATCTCGGCCATCCGTTGCCGGTCGGCTTCTGTCTGCTCTTCCAGGAGCACGTTGCCTTTGCGGACGATGCGTCTCACGCTGCCGGCTCCCAGGCGAGTTCTTCTTCTGGCAGCTCTAGCACGTTGTCCGTGTCTTCGACGGCAATGCGATAGAGCCGGCGCCCGCCTACGCCGATCGGTCCCCGGTCTTCCTCCAGCACGCCGGTTGCTGGCCCGTTGACCGTCTGGAAAGTTGCCCGGTCGCCCTTCTTGCGGCGGTTGTGATTGGTGCGTCTCATAACCAGAGTTCTCCGCCCTGAACGGCCTTCTCCACGAGTCTCCCAAGATTTTCCATCACGGCCCTTTCCGTGTCGCTTACCACGACATCTGATTGCCACCAGGGGCGCATTGTCGGCTGCCTAGCTACGCGCTGCGTGTTGGAAACGAACCCAGCCCATTTACCTGCGAATTTTCCGTCTTTCAACTCACGCACGCAGGACGTGAGATCGTAGTCCGAACAAAGTCCCTCGAATCGTAGCTTGAGGATTTCCTGGTCTTCCTCCTGCTCGATATTTTTTGGCCAGAATAGCGGTTCACTCATCTTTACCTCCTATTGGTTCTGCCTCGGTGGCGAGTTAACCCCGTGCTGGTCAGGGCGCGGCTGCGGACCCTGCTGCTGCGGCGCTGGTGCGCCGGGCTGTTGCGGCGGTCCGTCTCCGGGCGCCCCTGGCGCGGGCGCGCCGGCCGGCGGCTGGCTCTGAAACTGCTGCGGCGGCTGGATCATGTACCGCGATATGTCCATTTGGTTTAGCTTGCCCCAATCCTCCATCAGCGCATTCCACGGGCCGACTTCGCCCCACTGCATCGCAATCTGCTGTAGAAATGGCATAACCGCCTGCATGATCTGTGAATGGTTTTGGATGTTGGCCTGCCGGTCCATGATCTGCATCGAGCCGGCTTCAATACGATAGTCCAGCTCGCGCACCACCTCTTCGACCTGCGCGGACGCCACCAGCTTCTCCCAAAGCTGCGCCCGATCGTTTCCCAGGCACGGCGCCACGTCCTGCGCGGTGAGGAACCACTTGGCGACGAAGGCTTCTTTGCGGGCGATGATTGTCTGCCGATCCTGCACCCTATCGGCCATGTCCTTGAGTCGGATCGAACTGTTCTGCTGCTTGATCTGCGTCTCGGTGGCCGAGCGATCCTGACCTTCCCCGGTCATGCCGTAGAGTAACGCGCTCGCTCCCACGCGCTTGTCGAACGCATCCGCCGTTCGATCGAGCATGTTGTAGATGTCGGGATGAAACTCCGGCTGCTGCACGTAAGCGATCAGCTTGCGAACGTCGTCGGCAGTGCCAACTTCGCTTTCGACTTCGATGATCCGCTGGTCGCCGACCTGGATCATCTTACGCTTCTCCTGCTCATCCATGCCCTTCATCACGGCGATGATCGTTCCGCAGGCGTTCTTGACCTTGCTGGCGAGCCACGACATCCCCCAGTTAATCCACTTCAGCTCGCCCAGGCCCGGCGCGAAATGCGACATGGGCCAAATCTGGTTCGGGATCTCGTGGAAGATCAGGCTCGTGAACGGCCAGCCGTCTGAGAAGGCCCAGAACGGGATCGGCCACTCGACCGCCTTGGCCAGCTTCTGCGACCAGGCCGCGGCCGCGTTGGGGTCGTACTGGTCCGGCAGGTCGGTGACCATCTTGCTCGGCAGGTTCAGCGGGTACGGGATGCCGCTGACGAGCACGAGGTGGCAATAATCGCCGAAGCCGTCGAAGACCTGCTTCAGTTCGGGCTCGATGCCGGTCATGCGGCCGCCGAGCCCCATCTTCGACCAGATTTCGTAGCTGGTGATCATCTTGTTCGTGGTCGCCTGTCGCCGCTTGTTGAGGCCGTCCGGATCGGTGGCCGTCTCGCTGGAGATGCCGACCGTCTCGCTCGTGTCGGAGGCGCCGTTGAGCGCTCCCCGCGGCAGTTGCCAGAAGTCCTCCAAGTCCCACTGCTGCGTCGTACGTACGCGGGAGCACCATGTGCAGTCCTGAATTTTCTGCACGTCCGGATCGAGGATCAGGTTGTCGACGCTGTCGTGGAAGCTGCCGACCAGTTTCGTGCCAAACCCGCGCTGCACGTAAAGCTCGGTCCACCAGACACCCATGCCCTTGAGCAGGCACTCGTCGATCACCCGACGGCTCTCGCTCTTGAGGTCCAGCTCGTTCGGCGTCCAGTTCAGGTAGTCGCTCATCAGCTCGGCGCGGATCTTGTCGATGATCTGCGTGGCCGCGTCGTTCTGCTGTTGCTGCTGGGCCTGCTGAACGATCTGCTGCTGATAGACCTGCTGCATTTGCGCCAGGATGGCCTGCAACTGCGGGTTCGTCTGAGCGAGCTGTTCGAGCTGTGGCGGCAACTGCGGCGGCGGACCAGCCAGCACCTGATAGACTTCGGGGGGTACAGGCTCGAGCCGCCGGGGCGTTACCGTCCGCACTGGGTTGTCGTAGTAGAGGGCCGGGGCGAAAAGCTGGAGTAGCTCCGCGATCTTGTTCATCGTGTAGCGGAACTGCGGCGGCGCGAGCTCATCTTCGCCTTCCTGACCGTCCGCCATGTAGCCGCCGCGGCCCCGTCCGGATCGCGTCCAGAGCCAGTTGCTCAGGGCGCTGCCGCCGTGGAAGAAGTAGAGGATCTCCTGTGCGGCCTCAGAGAAGACACGTCTCTTGTAGTCCGCGCCCTGCCTGATCTTGCTCAGCCACGCATCGACCAATGGCCGCAAGGGATGGCGGCCGGCGTTCGAGTCAAACGACGAGGAGTCTTCCTGGACCGGCGCATCGAGGCCGATCTGTGACGGCTGTGGGCCATCGGGCTGAGCAGTCTGAAATGACTCCGACGGATTCAAGCGGTCGCTCCGATCGGCCCCGTCACGACGGGCGTCTTCTCGTACTTCTCGCGCAGTTCAGCGAGTTCGGTCCTGAGTCGCTCACAGTCCGCTAGCACGCTAGCCATCTCGCGGTCCAGTGTCCGCGCAAAGGCCAGCGCAACAGCCACGTCGGGCTTCGCTCCTGGCGGCCACGCCTGGGCGGCTTTCTCCATCGCCCAGCGGGTTGGCTTCTTCGTTTCCACTACCGGCTCCTCCGCACGCGCTCCTCACGCGGCACCGGCGCCTCCTCGATCCCCAGCTCGCCGGCCTCGTCCTCCATCGCCTCCAGCAGCGCCGCCTGCTGCGCCTTGGCCTCTTCCGGCGTCAGCTCGACCTTCGGGGCCTCCGGCAACGGAGCGTCTTTGTCACGCTCACCGGGCATCGGCAGCTCGATCTGCAGCTCCCTGGCGATCACGGCCAAGCACTGCTGCATGTGCTGCATGGCCAGCATCATCGAAAACAACTCCCGATCGCGCGCCGTGTAGTCCCAACAGCCGTTCTCTCGCTCCTCCTTCTTGATCGTCAGCGGGTCGGCCGCGTGGCGGACCCATCCATCCGTGATCGGGAGGCGGTTCGCCAGCGAGGCGACCGTGACGCGGCGCACCTGAACCTGGATCACCGCGGCGGGCACCGGTGCCACGCTGGGATTGCAGTTCGGATAAAAGTTCACGATCTGACCCGGGTAGATCGGCGGCATGTCAAACGGAATCGACGATGGTTCTGGCGGCCGGGCGAAATCGCGGACGGCAAATCCGGTGGCGCCGATTTTTGGTAGCGTGGCAGTCGACATTTCAGGTCTCCTTTGAAAAGTGGTTTATCGTCCCGGTCCGAAATTGACGTACCCCGGTCCTTCGCGGCGGTTTTTGTTGCGCAGCCGCTCCTGCTTTTCGCGCAGGTACTTGCTCACGCCCACGGTGGATGTCGGCGAGCGGCCGCCCTCCATTCGAATGTGCGGGTGGTAGTAGACCGCCTTGCACATCACCAGGTACTGCGTCGCCACTTGGAGGTGTACTGGCCCGCGGTCATCCGGTTCGTCGGTCATTATCCAACGGCTCGGATCAAGCGGGTCTCGCTCCCGCTTGCGGTGATAGGTCTCGGCTTCCGCCCACCAGTTCGGTAGCCGCCCTTCGACGATGCGTAGCTTCGGAGGCGAGTCTTCGCGCGGCGCCAGGCAGCGGTGCATCATTTCAACGCGTGGCATCCTCTTCGTGAAGCTGCGCAAGAAACCGTAGCCAGTCCTCTCCGCCCGAATGTCATGTTCCTCGAACGCATCCCGGTATTGCTCCGAGATCCGCTTACCTGTCACCCAGCGTGAGTGGCTACCCTGCTCATCGATGATCCAGGCGTAGTACCGCTTGCCGGCGATTTTGATCTTCATCCCCTCGGCCAGCTTTTGGTCCGTGCAGTTGCGGATATAAAGCTCGTCTTCGAGGTAGATGAAGTCGCCGAACTCCGGCGGCGGCACTGCGGCAAAGAGCACGGCACAGACCTGCACGCCAGGATCAATCACAGCAAAACGTGTCCAACTCAACGGCAGGTGCCCCTTCGCCAGCTCGGGGGCTGACAGCGGCACCTCGTGCAGCGCCCGGCTCAATTCCGGGAACATCTTCCATTCGTCGATCGTGTACTCGCCCAAGTCCATCATTTTCTGGACGTCTTCGCCTTGAAAACGCAGGGCGCGGGAAAGCCGCTCGTTGGCAAGCCTGTCGACGTGGGTGTTGAGCTTGCGGTTGAACTGCCACTCAACGATGTCCGGGTCGTCCGGGCGCTCGCGCTTTTGCAGGGCGGCCCGCTGGCTCATGCGTAAGAGGGCGACCGTGCGGGAGTGCGGGCGGGCGGACCAGGTGAGGCGACCGCCGCCGCCCTTACCGTCGGCGATGCGTGCCAGGGCCTCTTCGATCCAGGCCGGGTCGTCCAAGTCTTCGTCGAACCAGTAGGCGTCTGCCCGGAAACCTTGCGGTGGTTTGGCGCGCGACGAGTAAGCCCAGATTTCCCATCCGTTGTGCAGCCGACAGACGGCGAACACGTGCTCATGCTTGCGTTCCCAGGACCAGTTCTTGATGAATCTTTTGGGGATCAGTGGCGGCGCCGGGACCGCCAAGTGTGCCCGAAAAATATCCCGCGGATCCTCCGGCAAGAACGGCCGCCAGCGGTTCGTCACGCCGTCGCGGATGATCTCAAACGCCCCGCGCTCGAAGAGCACTGGGTAAATCACTTTGCCGATGTGGTCTTGGTCGAAACCGACGATGACGCCCGTGCCGCCCTTACCAACCGGGAATTTCCCGTATGGATCTTGCTCGGTCGCCGCGCGGCTGAACTCGATCGCGGCCGCTAGCGTTTTGCCTGCGCGCACGCCAGACCGCAGAATACGTTCATGGGCCATCGACGCGTGATAATCAGCCAGGTGCGGCAACGGCTCGTAAAGCCGCAGAGCCTCATACCGCCGCCGGCATAACTCCGCCAGGATCTCGTTGATCCGGTTCGCCCGCCATTGCGTGATCCGTTCCTGCTCCGAGGGCACAGGGAGCGGCGTCGGACGATTCTTCTTCGGCATGGGGGTTTTCATCGCCCCCTTCTGGATCTTCTCCAGGGCCGCGTCGTATGACTCCTTGACCGAACTGCGGTTCCTCCCCAGCCGTCTGGCCGCTTCCGTGAGGTTCCCGTCGCACTCCCGCACTGCCTTCAGGACTTCCGTCTGGCGCGCCGTCAGCGGGTTGAGTTTTTTCTTGGCCATTGGGGGCTAGACCCAGGTACTGTAGGTGCTCACGTAGCTCGGCCACGAGGTCGGCTTCGGTAATCAGCTCGTCGTCCTGTCGTTGGTCCTCCTGATCTTTCGCGGCGGCCAGCATGATCTGCACTTGTGCAGACATCGCTTGCTGCTTTGCGACCCCTTCCGCGTTGTCGGCCCATTCCTTCAGGGCGTCGACGAAGTTTCCAGCGCCTCCCCATTTCCGGCAGACAAGTTCGGCGAGTTCTCCGAGGGCTGGCGATCCTCCGCGGCGGCGAGTGACGGCCACACCCTTGACGAACTCTTCGACAGCGGCGTTGCCTGGTGTTGCTCCGTCTGCGTCCCGCTCTGGCTCACCTTGTTCGGTTGGCATAGATGGTCCCCGTTGCCCGTGGGATGCAGCGCGGCCGGCAACACCTCCGTCGGGTCGCCGATGTACATGAGCCGCGTGTTGCTCTTGGGCATTTGCAAGCCCTGCATCCACCGCCGGCTGACTTTGTCGGCCTCGATGATACGCGGCTTGCCAACGATCTTCGGTTTGGCGTGCCCGGCCCAGGCGTCCCAGTTGCAAAAGATCGGGTTGTAGCCGAGCTTGTGCTGGATGACGAGGCTCATGTCGCGCGTGCTGACCACGTCCTCGGTCGAAACCTTCTCGCTATGGAAGCGGTCCCGATACTCGTAGTCGAAGTAGGGCGGCGCGATCAGGTCGAACAGCCGTATGTCGAACATGATCAGACCCGTCGGCAACGCGGCCACCGGCATGATTCCCGCCATGACAGCCGCGTGCTCGCGGTCGTACTGAGCGAGCTGGTGCCCAACGTTCGGATCGTCGCTCTCGAAGTTCCGCCACTGGAAGACGTAGACGTTCTCGTGCGGTGGAGGGCCGCAATAGGGAGCGCCAATCGCGACCGGCTTGTCCTTGTCGTACTGCTGTAGCAGGAAGGCGAACGACGAATCGAACCAGGGCTTGACGCTGGGCTCGCCGAGGTGGAAGTCCGGCACGTTGTCGCTGTCGACCATGACGATCACGTCAGATTTCGACTCACGCGCCATTTCGATTGAACGGCAACGCGTATGCGTGATCGGAGTGTCCGAAAGATCGGCGTCGTAGACCTCACCGATCCGGTGCGAGAATTCCCGCTTACACTTCAGCAGCGTCGCGCCCCACCAACGGCGGATCGACGGATGCTGCATGGCGATGCCGCCGTTACCGCCGTATGAAAAGAACGCGAAGAACAGGTTCAGTTTCGACGGCGTCATGTCGCGTTTCTCTCCTTCGGACTCCAGGCGGTGACAAGCCGCAAGTTCTTTCCGCCTGGAGCCAACTTGGCAAAATCGAGCGATTGCGCGCGCCCTTTGTCGAGGGCCATTTGGCCTCCATCGTCGTGCTCGCATGGCCCTTCGATTCTCGCGATAATCCGGTTCTGCAAGCTGTCGACGTGGCAGTCGATGATCCGGCATCCTTCGGGGATGCCAAGCAACTCAGCCAGTTGCGGCATTGTGATTTGGATCGCTTGGATTTCCGTGCGCGTCATTGGCCGATGAACCTTTCGTGGCTAGGGGCTCAGTCGTACATTCGGCTAAAAGTGATTGCTGTCGTTTGCATCGCTGCTTTCGCCAGCGCATCAGGTTCAGCTACTCCTGCCGCGATAGCCCGCAACACATCTTGATGTAAACTGTCCTCAAGGCGATGGGCCTCCCAGAAGCTCTCTTTTTCAGCTTCGATTTCTGCCACTCGCTTCAGTACCTCAGCGATCGTCATCCGCAGTTCTCCATTCACTGCCCAATAAGCCTCTCGTCCGGATCACCGGCTGCGGCGCCTACCGGATCTTGCTGGGAAACCGTCTGGCCGCGCGCCAGCACTTCCTCGCGCGTCGGATCGGTTTCGGGCGACGATTTTGGCGTGCGACCGTAGAGCCGATCGAAATGCTCGGCTTGTTCCTCCGGCTGCTTCACCTGCCGCCCCTCCTGGCATGCCTTCTTCACGTCCTCCTCCAGAAAATGCCCGTCCGCGACGGCGAAGTACGCGAAGGCCGCCGCCTCGATTTCCTCCAGCGAATTCATCTCCGTGGCGTCGACCTTGACCGTGTGGACCGGGCTCGGCTTGGCTTCGTCCCAGATGGCGAAGCGGACATGAAGCTTGCCGTTCTCGCGGCCGTGCGCGGCGTATTGAGCGATCAGACCCATGACTTACCTCCTAGGGGGTGCTAGACTTCCTGAGTGACGGCTTCCTGGTCGACAGTGGCCAAAGAAGGCGCGCGGCGCGGGCCGGGCTGGAGGAGCAAGACCTCTGCGCCGCGCGCCGGGCCAGACAGCGGACGCCGCTGCCGAAGAAGAACGGTTGCTGCGCGCGAGGCGCAGGAGTAGATCGGGCACGTCTGTGCCATGTGCGTGTTCGCTTGAATGTCTGGCCTTCTTCGTGCCCCGGCAAACGCAGGAATCGCCTTGCTAGAGGCCGCTCGTCGCGGCTGCCTAGTTGCGGTTGATGATGTTCGCCAGAATCGAAACTCCGGTGTTCGCCGTCGTGGCCGCGCTGAGAGCGTAGCCGATGACACGCGACACTTCGTTCGCCAGCGGCGTCGTGGCACCGGCATAAGCCGCCACCGCCCACGCCGCTTGCTTGATCTTGCCGGCGCTGAGCGCCGTCGCGGACCCTCCAGTCCCCGTGATTCCCTGGCTCGTACAGGCCGTCGTGAGCGACGTGAGCTCGTTCGGAGCCGCGGCCGAAATGACGTTCGTCGAGTCGGCATTCAGGCCCGTCGTCACCGAGCTGACGCCGCGGAGCACCACCCAGAAGATGTCGTTGTTGACCACGGCCTGCGTCAGCCATTCGTCGCCGACCCAGCCACGCTGCGCATCCGTGATCGTGTACCCGTCGATCTGCCCGATCTGTCCCGTTACCGGGTGAAGCAACTGCGCCGCGACCGGCAACTGGATGCCGCTCACGTTGCGGACCATGCGGCACAGGTTGTAGGCGCCAGTCCGGATGGCCTTGGCATAGCCGCTGGTAAAGTTCACGTCGGGGAAGAGCTTCTCGTAGCCCTCGAGCTGGGCGCCGTCGGTCGAAGCCGGGGCCGCGCCGTTGATGCCGGCCCAGCTCTGGCTCCGGTTGAATAGCCCTTCTTGATCGAACGACATGATTTTGACCCTTTAGTTTTTTGACGCTGATTGACCAGGATCTTAGGCGACCGGGATCTTGGGCTACGCCAGGGCGGTTCCGTCCATGAGCTTGAAAAACCCGCGTGGGCTCTTGAACTTGAACTGTCCGAGGAAGTCGACCGCCACTCGGCTCGACCGAGTGCTCATGTCGTACTCGGGGCCCTCACCCTCGAACATCTGGCCCTGCATCGAAAGCAGTTGGCAGCTTTCCAGGTCGATGCCGTAGCCGACGCCAGGCGGAATTCCGTACTCGCTGGTGATCTCGGCGCCGTCCTGGTAGATCGAATCCCGGAAGCCGAAGTGTTTGGCGCGGGTATCTTGCTGGTCGACGATGATCCGCTGCTGCGAGTCGAGCGATTCGAGGTACTCGTTGTAGAGCATGTCGTCCATCAGGACGAGCGGGATCGTGTCCTTCGAGTTCCGCTTCATTTTGCGGATGCCGAACCGCGTGGCCGTCTTGGCGTTGCCGACCGCGCTGGAGAAGCTCCACCAGACCGTGTTGCCGAACGCCGAGCTCGTGT